CTCAAACGACAGGCCGTGGACTCTCATCGGTAGGTTTTAGCGCTTCAACATAGTCCTCGGTATTAATAAAGTCTCCCTTGGAGCAGTCAAACATAAAGGCATCCGTGGGTAGTCCCTCAATCTTGGTGCCCTTAGCCATGCGCTTTTTAACTGTCTTTTCGTATATACCCTCGGCGGCTAGGGTATTCAATACGTCCTTAAGCGTGATTTGGTTCTTGGTGCAGAACTGCCGTAGGTGCTTGGCACTGATAAACAACTTCTTAGTGTCCGGCTCTATCCGTGCAAGCAAGTCAAACTTTGGCTCTACAACCGGCAACTGGGACATACCTGAGCGTTTGTCGGCGGCGTCGTTAATGACAAGGATGCTCCCACGGAACTCGTTTAAGAACTCGCCTATCGTGCTGGCTTGGTTCGTAGGAGGTGCCTTAATCTCATGACGCATCTTAGAAAACTCAACAACCATCCACTCAAAAACCCTTTTAATATCAATATCAATCAGCCCAAGTTTCTTGGCAATCATGGCTCCCGCAATATTACAGGCGGCAACACCAGACCAAAACCGCTCACGCCCACTAAACTTAACCTTTTTGTCGATAACAACCTGTACCTGCTTGACCATATCTATGGCCTCTTCAAGGTTGGATACTAACCATTGCAAGTAAATACGCCCTGCGTGCCCATAGTTATTGTCTAATTGGCTAAATATTTCGTCGGCTTCGACCTTGTTCATGACGCTATTAACAGGTATTTGGAACTCAATTAACCGCATTAACTCGCCATCAGGGGTCGATTTCAGCGACGCCAACTTGTCATAAAAAGATGCGTTAGAAGTACATACGCACAGTAAAGACCACTTTGATGTGTTAAGCCGTTCCTCGTTAGACTGAGACTTCATCCGGTTACGGGCACGGCCTTGCGACACGGCGTAGACAAAGTCAGAAAAGTGATCTGCCTCTACGTTAGTTATCTCGTCACAACTGATTGGTAAGTTACCCATCACGCCCATCCTATGCAATTTGACGTTTATGGTGTCTTTAGCAATAAGCATTTGCTCCTCGGGGTGTCCGTAGACGCTGTGCATAACCTTGGCTACCGTTGTTTTACCTGTCCCCGATACGTTGTTGACTAGGTTTATAACCGCACCTTTTAGGTTCAGGTGTGTCAAAAGCGGAGATCCAAACGCCGTGAAAAACCCAAACGCATGCGGCTCCATACTGGGGCGGTTGTACACATTGGCTATCTTTTTCCATTCGTCTAGTGTGCCAACCGGCTGCATGTACTCTGATAACGCCGAGGTCATTGAAGAAGGGGGGCTATATCTAATGCCTTCCGCCGTTATCTCTTGATCTCCAATAACAAATTTGCTGTTTTTGTCTGCCCATCCGTACTGCATTCTCATTACCTCCACGTCAGTTTTGTACTGTAATTCGTTAACAAATTTAATGATGTACACCATGATGGCGTCCATCTGCTTTTGTAATGCTGCAACACCATAAAATCCTAACTTTTCCCGTAACTTTTCTTTAGTCATTACTTCTGTAATCGGCAACGCAAACTCTTTAATCCCATCTTTTGGCAGGTGCAATCGAATCCAAGCGACCTCCCCTTTCTGCGGATCTCTCATCCGCTTAACCACATAAATGTCGTGCTGATAAACTAATATGGGGTCATTATCTGCAAGTTCAATATAGACGCCGCCCTGTTTGCCTCTGAAGTAAGGGAAGGGGTATTCGGGGATTGTGATCTTTGTGACTGGTATTTCGGGGGACTTCGCTTCTACTTCAACAAAATTATCCTCAGCACGGGCTTTGACAATCTTACGCCCCAACGCAATCGGCCCAACTATCTTGCCTTTATGAGGGCAACCCTCGCACCCACTAGGGTTCCACTTCTCAAACGTGACGCACTTCTGTGGGCCACCGGTATCCATAGCCTTGCGGATAGTCTCTTGAAAATCGTATTCCTGATGACGCTCTGAGATCTTATGGATGGCTGTATCTCTGTCCTCGCATGCCCATGCTACCGATAACCCTGCCCGCCACAACTCGTAGTTAACTGTCTCTTGCTCTGTCGCTATCTTATGTATCTGAGCGCATCCCTCACCCTTGATAGTTTTTTTAATAATTATCTTGAACCACTTCTCCTCGTTGTTAGCAAGGGCTTTGGTCAACTCATTTAATTCTTGCCTTGGTACATTAAACTCAGGCGGTGCAACAAGAACACCGAGTTGAGACTTAATTGTTTCGTACTCCACCTCTTCTGATAAGCAGATAATAGATACAGGCTTAGGCGGGTCATCCTTAAAGTTTAAAGTTTCAGGAACCCTAAGTATCGAGGCTAAGTCTGCTGTGCGCGATGGGTCAACATGAAAATCATATTCGTCACAAAGATACTTAATACGTTCGGCAACGGGCTTCCACTCCTCAGCAGTGATAATTCTGCTAAGTCGCCAATAGATGTGTAACCCCCGCCCTGAGTTAACAACTGTGGGTTTGGGTAGTCCTGTTGCCTTACAAAAGTTTTTAAGCGCGGCAAGACCTTCGATTTGGCTAGGGTAATCTTTGCCTTCACCGCAATCAATATCTAACCAAAAGGCTTTGATGTACTTGGCGTTTGGTTGTGTGCGTGACTTGTTTGTCTCGTACTTTGAGCATGCAAAGTATGCGTTGTATTCATCTTGCATCAAGCCAGCAATTGCTTGCTCACATTCATCCAATGTTTCATGGAATGTTTGCTTTGGCTTGCTTCCTGTCTTTAGCCCAACAATGCAATACCATCCTTCGGATGGAAGCACCGCCGACAGTAAATCTGTAGTTGCCATTTGCCGCCCTTGCGCCGCAGAAAAGAAAGGGCATCAGGGGGTTGCGGCGATTAACCCCTTTTCGTTCCGTCGAACTAGATGCCCGTGTTACTAAACGCTAAATTTAGCCTTTGCCAAAACTTCTTCAATCCTTGCAATTTGTTTTTGCCTTGGTATTTCTAAGCCCTTGAACCATTTGTAGATGGTCATTCGGCTTACCCCAAAGTAAGTAGAAACATCAGACACAGGGATTTCTTTAGCAATACACAGTCGCCCCAGTGCTACACCAAGGTTTTCTGTGCTGGCTTCTTTATTCGCCCTAACAATTCGGGAACTGTAACCACGACTGTCCGTCATTAGTCGTCATCCGTAGCCCAGTTGCCCATAATTTCAGCGAGATCTTTTTTCTCAGTCGGCGCCTCCGCAGCCTTCTTAGAAACTTTTTTGGTTGGCTCAGGAACCGCTGCTTCGGCTTCTGCTTTTACTTCGTCTTTGTTTACAGTAGATGCTACCGGGGCGGCAATTGATTTCGGTTTTGTATCTACTTGTGAAGCAGTCATTACTATTGCTTGCTTGGCATCCAAGGTTGCACCTTGCTGTTTTGCTACTTCCCACTGTTCCTTGGAGAGGAAACCGATAGGCTTGAAGGTCAACTTGGGATTGTCGCTGTCCGAGTCAAACTTCATTTCGGTGACAATCATATTGATGTTGTATCCCTGTGAAGCAACATATTTGGCGTACTGCTCAAACGGCATCTTGTCGATGTCACCTTTGCCGAAATAGGACTTTGATGGGAGCAACAACTGATAAACACTACCTTTGATGTCGTCGGCTAATACAACTGCCAAACGTTTTTCGTACCGGCACGCACGCGAATCGCCATTGCCTGAACCCTTAATGTTCTGTGGGCAGTTATCGCAATTTGGGCCTTGTGGGCTTTCTACACTTGCATCAGGAGCGATGCCGTCATTAGACCAGCAATCAGGAGGTGCTGACTCACCGGCTACATATTTACCAGCATAGAACTTCCGTGCTACGTGCTTGGTTCCATTTACAATTACAATGTTCATGGAACGGCTTTCGTTCTTAGCAATCTCCTCGCCGCCTACCATCATACGGAATACAGCACCGCGAATAGATATGCGCTTGCTGCCACCGCCGCCACCTAGCGAACGAGTTAACTCATCTACACCGGCTTCTTTAATGTAGTCGGGCACTGCTTGTTGGAACAAACTAATTTCGTTACTCATTTATTTTCTCCTAATGGTAATTGCATACTCTTTTTCAACCTGAAGTCCGGCGGGATGCGTGTCCGGATTTTCCTCTAAAAACTGCTTCATATTTGTTTGATGTATACGCCGTTCTAACAATTCCATTGCTTCGTTTTCCTTCATAAACTTATGAAAGTTTTTCCAGTCGTTAGTCCAATACCGGCTCTTGAGAGTGCGGTAAGCAGTACCAAACGGTGTGCGGAAACTATCAACCCCGGCTTCTTTACAGATGTCTAGCAATTCGGCGCTAATAACTTTCATTTGCGCTTCAATGTCTTCAACCTGTTTTTCCATGCTCTGCTTAACTCGATCACGCTCATCGCGCATCTTAATATAAACAGAGACAAGTTTATCTACGGAAACATCCATATTTTTATCCTCTTGGTTAAGCACTCGGATCTACGTCCGATGTTTAATACTACTACTAAAACTGTACTGTGTCAAGAATTAATTTCATTTTTATATAAATCAACTAACTGAGTGTGGACATTAAGTTTGTTTTGTAACATCCCATACAACTTAGTTTCTACTTGACTTCCTGTGATGTGCACAACAGTCATTGGATTCTTCTGTCCCTGTCTGTGTATGCGAGCGTTTGCTTGCAGATAAGTCTCAATAGAAGTAACAGGGGCATACCAAATAACCACATTAGCGGCAGTCAATGTTACACCATGCGCGGCGGCTTGAGGCTGAATAATTAATACTTTTGGCTCAGGGTTTTCCTGAAAGCGCTTGATAATATCTGTTCGCTTGTTAACAGGAACTTGTCCATTAATTATTTCTGATGTAATCCCATTCTTTGATAGGTACTCACTAAGAAGCGTAATCGTATGGGTGAACGGGACAAATACTAGAACCTTATGAGATGCCTCTTCGATAACTTCTTGCACCACGCTGAGACGGTTTGATACATCAAACTCCATTGTGTTACCGGAGTCGGTGTAAACAGCACCACCTGAAATCTGGAGTAATTTAGTAAGGTTTGTAGCAGCATTGACTGAAGATACTTCTTCGCCCGCCGCAGACAGCAACATATCTTTCTTAAGAATCTGATAGTACTTTTCCTGTTGGGCCGTCAGCGGTGCGTGCCGTGCGGTGTAAGTTATTTCCGGCAGATCAATGCATTCCTCTTTGATAAACCGAATGGCAGGTTGCAATGCAGCAAAAATTGTTTGTTGAGCGTTGTGTTTGGGTATCCATTTAAACCGGCTGATGTTAGTCATAACCATGTCTCGGAACACCCCAAAGAACCGTGGAACAGCGTGTGGAACAACCATCTTAGCCAAGCCGTAGGCGTCCGTAGGGGATTGTGCAGCAGGGGTACCGGTCATCATCCAGACCCATGTAGTCGGCTTAATTATTTTTTGTAGCGTCTTCCAACGCTTGGTTCCTACATTCTTGTAGGCATTAGCCTCATCCACAATGATTAGATCAAATGTGCCATCTTCAATAATGGTATCGGCTATGGTTTCCACGCCATCGTAATTGACAATAACAAACTCGGCGTTACTGTTGACAAGGGATTTGCGCTTTTCCCTAGCCCCATGTGCGATAGCCACCGTGCGATGTAAGGCACACTTAAATAGATCTGACTGCCAAGACGCTTGCATGATTGACAGGGGACAGATAACTAGCACCCGATTAATTAGCCCTTGCTCCATCAGATAGTCAGCCGCCCATATAGCCGCCGCAGTTTTGCCCGTGCCCTGTTCGTTAAAGCAGAACGCCCGCTTGTGTAGGGTAAAAAATGAAGCCGTATCTTTTTGGTGAGACATCGGGGGGTAAGCCCCGGGCCACTTGTAGTCTCGTATTATTGGAGACGGTATATTTCTAAGATTTAGTGTGCGCAGCGTTTGGGCTTCATGCAATCCCCAGTTAACTGCTACCTCACTAACTTCTCCGTTCTTTTGGACAACTTTGCTTTTCTTAATTGTCTCTGTAATGCGGCTAGGAAACTTAGTCCGAATTACTAGCACTTGGTTATTAATTATTTCCATACTTTTAAAGGTACTCTTTCTTTTTTTGACCCAGTTGTCACAACATAATTTAAACGAGAATCATTAAATCCTTTAGGGGGTTCCCAAAAGTAATCACCTCTCATAAGTAGGTACCAATTACGATAGTTATAACTTGGATTAAATCCTGTTCTATAAACAAGAGTACCTATGTTCATCCGACCACCAAAGATATTTAAAGCCGCTATTGCTTTTATTGTGTGCCCTCCAAGGCATGCGGAATTAGCGCCTCCCGGGTAATACACCGGCCCTAAAAATACAGGCATTTTTAAATCTTTAGCATATCCAGCCGCTTGTTCAAAATGATCTGCAAGTGTTGTAGCAGCCGTACTTGTGTTCATATCCTTTTTACATTCAACGCCAAAGAATATGTGCCCCCCGTTATGAGGAGCCTTTACTAAGAAATCAATTGCGTTTCCGCTTTTAGTTTTCCATTGCTCCCGATACTGCCACCTACTTTGGAAAAAGAATTTTCTTAATTCCTCTGCGTAATCATCTTCACTTTTTGGAGACGTTTTTGCGTACCGATCCGTCTGGGTTTCTAGAGAATGATCGGTTAGCCGAAACCGATTTAAGTCTAAGGTTGGACTTGGCGTTAGTGCCTCCCTTTGATAATGGCTTAACGTGGTCAATATCTTTTCCCTCTCTGGCGTCGGCTTTGCCATTTCCGTTCTTATCTGTCCCGTTTTTGTCCATGCTATATCGGGCACGCTCTCGTGTGGCTCGTAGGTCTTTTTCATCACGATCCTTTTGCTGTTGCCATTCTTTCTTGTAAGGGCGGGGTTTGTTAACGTAAGGCATGATAATCTCCTAATAGGGTTTCCCAAATTGTGGATTATCTTTGATACCTAAGTCAAGCGATAACTTTTCATTCTCAGTCTTGACTCTGTGGTACGCCTGCTTCCAATGCTCAACTTCTTTCTTTAGGCGTTCAATCTCGGCTTTGTATTCTTCAGGAGTCATTCTTTCACCTTATAAAATTTCTTAGATCCGATACGCACTATGTCAGCAATATTATTTTCAACAAACCTGTGCAAAACACGGGCTACTTTGTTCTTACTTACGATCCATTCTTTTGCAATCGTTCTTGCTTGCACGGGGGTTTTGGGATGAGAAAGTAGATACTTCCACACCTTCTCCTCAAAATCGGTCATCTCAACTGCCACCGTTCTTCTCCTGTAACCATATATCTACACTTGCCACCAAACCATAAAGTTCTTGTAGTAACTCAGGGCTTGGATCAGTTATGTTTTCGCTAATTACTTGAATTACTTCGTTTACATTTAGTTCTTGCCATTCACGATTCTTCATGTGTTCTTCTCCTTTAGTTTGGTTTCTAATATATTTTCTTCATCCCCATCTAGTTTCTCAAGTTCTGCTTCGTAAGCCTTGGTTAGGTCTAATATGTTTTCTTTACGTCGCATCCATTCGTAGTTGTACCTAAAGTTTCGGCGCTTAATTGGGTCAAACTGAGCAATCTTTCTATTCATGTCAAACATTAACTTCAATAATCTTTCACGAAACTGCTGAGGATCTATGTCTAAAATGCTCAAATAAGTATCAGAATGCTGGAACAAAAAGTAGATTGCAGAAATTGCCTCATCTGTGGGTATACGCAGTCTCCCCATTCTGCGGGGTTTTGATTGCGCATCTTGAATCGCTAAAGCCACAACCGCAGATAGCAACCTACGATTGGCTGTACCCTGTGCCCTGTAGTCTAGTTCGTATGACATGCTATTGCTCCTTTTGCAACTCAATTAATTTTTCAAGGTAATGCGCGGCTTTATTTAAATCATCAACGCCACCTTTGCTTTGCCACCGAGAAACGTACTTAATAATGTTGCCCTCAAAGTACCCGATGTTGTTGGCAGCTATGTAATCCCAAGGCTGAATAGACTTGTCTTTGTAGTGTGTGCCACCAACCTGTTCATCATTTGCGCTCATGGAAATACAATTCTCCTTATCTTGTTTTGTTTTCTAGCCCACTTAAGAATTAGTTCATGCTCTTTTGAAGTCTTAAAGGGCCACGCTAATTTACGCATTTCATAAGGTACATCATTTAGAGGGGAAGTAACCTCTTCAACTTTGGGGGTTTTCTTGGCTGTCATCTCCATTGTCCTTTTCCATTGTGCTCACAGTCTTTTACGTGGCAAAACTTTCTGCATGTGAAGTTCGGTCTTGCGTTCCATACGTCGTTTGTCATAGCAGCCTCAAGCCTTTGGATCTCAGGCAACCATCGCCCCCACGCAGTTTCTTGTATGTCGTTTGCAAATGAGGCTTTAACTAAATCTTGGGCTACAACAAATACCAACCCTGCTTTTATCGACTGCACATGGGGGAAGTGCTTGAAAACTAATAGCGCCAAAAGTTCTAACTGTTTAGTATCAGCATACTGAGAAGACTTGCCCGTCTTATAGTCCACAAGGTGAGCATGATCTCCATCAATAATTAGCAAGTCAGCGATACCTCTGAACCACACATTCTCATCTCTAAACCCAACCGGCTCAAAGTCTTTAGTCAACCCCATCTCGTACTCACACAACTTAAGACCGGGAAGCGCCTTGAGCGCGTCTAGCGTCGGCTTTATGAAAGCGTATTTGGGGTCTATTGGCTTATCCGCACATACATAATCTTCGGCTGCTTTGTGAACCTCTGTGCCATAGTCAAGATGTGGGGTCGGCGGTTCAACAATGTCCTTAACAATCCGCATCCGATAATACTTGCGGGGGCATTGCTGAAACAACGAGATGCTGCTGTATGACCAAGTATATTTCATTCTTTGATATGGCTTTTCACAGCCGCTCTCATCAGTCTTAGTTCAACGATTGCTTGATCAATTGTAGACGCTGCTGATACATGATCATTTCTTAATAAATGCTCGTGAATTTCTTTTAATAATCCTTTTACTTTTAACTCATAGGTTGTGTAGTTTAGTGTTGTGTCTATTTTCATTGTTGTACCTTGTAATGACGCTACATTGTTATATGCTTCGATACCTTTAAGATTTACCATAGTTAACTCCATATCCAACTTCACATGTAAGGGGTAGTGTCTGCGCCCACTTGGGTCGCCATTGCATACACTTGGTTACGTAACCTACCGCTTCCTCAACTTCATCTTCTTTAGCAACACACACGACAGAGTCATGCACCGTCAATGCTACCTTATATTGCTTGGCAATTCTAAGCATCTGCTCTCCAATTACACACCGTGCAACCGCTTGAGTGAAGTTCTCGGTGACTTTCCCGCCATAGATTTTCGTTTCGCCCATTCTTGTTTTATACGAATACTGACCGTCGGAGTCGGCTTTGAGTCCCCGGTAGGTAAGATACAACCCGGATGGTAGTCGGATACCGGACTCAGTAACGGATATAACTTCGGGGTACATCCCAAGGGGTGTAGTCTGTTTTGCAACCAAAGCATCGAGACTCTTTTGTGCTTGTTTCCACAACGCCGGAATTTTGGGGTAGGTTTCTCGATACACGGCAATGATTCGTTGGCACTCCGTCTCCGGTAAGTCAACCCCAAACACCTTAAGTTGAGTCTGAAACTTAACTGCGCCCATTCCGTATCCCGCCCCAAGGATAGTCGTTTTACCAACGAATCTTTCTTCTTGCGTAATTTCTTCGATAGGTTTGACATAAATTGCCGACGCCATGATTTTGTATACATCGTCACCTTTCTCAAACGCCTCCACCAAATCGGTCTGCCCTGCCAACCAAGCCACAGTACGTGCTTCGATCTGAGAGGAGTCTGCGTTAATAATTACGTAACCATCGGGAGGGATAATCGCTTGCTTAAGCCTCCCACTCCTCGGTAGGTTCTGAAGATTAAGTTTGTCATCCCCGCCCCAACGCCCTGTATGAGCGGCGTAATAGCGCAAAGGCACGGGCATATTGCCTCGCTTTGCTATTCCAATGAATCGTGTGGTGCGTGTCTCCTCTAGCGTGCTCTTTGTCCCAAGTCGTGCGGCAACAAGTGCCTGTACCCGCAGGTCGTTGTGTTCTTGTAGTTCTTTCAACCCCTCATCAGACTTAGCCAACGCCCATGCTTCCTTACCCGTAGTTAGACTAATCTTAGTCGGCACTATCACGCCAATGCTTTGTAGCAGCGCAGCAAACTTATCGTTTGACATCAGCGTATCTCTGTCAGATTCCGCAGCAGCCATCAACTTTTCTTTTTTATCTTTGACATCTTCTAGGTGTTGCTCAAGCGACGGCAGGTCTAACTCTAAGACCGGCTCAGTAAACATTCGCAGAGTGAGGTCAATAAGTTTAAGTTCTGTTTTAGTAAATCTAGGGGCAAGGCATTGAAAAAGAGCGTAAGTGAGGTCAACGTCATTACGACAATAACTACCGTACCGGCTAAGATCCTCATCAGAAAACGCTGCTCGTCTTTTGCCCATCGCATTAACCACTTCATTGCCTTTGACTCCTAGGTTGTATCGTTCAGCCAACTTCGCCAAACTGTTTCCGACTTCAAGCCCGTCGGTAGCACGCGCCATGCAC